TTGGAAACAGTTTCTGAATTATATCAAAAAATGCACGGTTATAATCCTGAAAAGGGGAGAGCGTATTCATATTTTACAATAATTGCTAAGCATTTCTTAATTAAGAGATCTAAACAAATATATGAAGATTCAAAATCTAAAACTGATCTAGTTGTAGTTGATATTGAGAGAAATTTGGGAATGGAAAGGACTATAGAAGGATATCAGGAATCTCTTAAAGATTTTATAAGGCAGTGGTGTAATTGGTGTGAATACAATCTAGGTTCTATGTTTAGGTCTTCAAGAGATCAAAAAGTGGCTGATGCTATTATAGAATTATTTAGGACAAGTAGTGATATTGATATATACAATAAAAAATTATTGTATGTCCTTATAAGAGAACGAGCTAACGTAGAGACACAACATATCACGAAAGTGGTTAAAGTTATGAGAATAAACTTTATAGAAAAATTTGAAGAGTATAAAAGTAACGGATTTATAGTTTCTTTGTAATATTTATTGTAAAGGGATAAGGTAATGAGTAAACTAGATTTTTCTCAAATAGAGATGTACGATGGTAAGACGTTTGACACATTGTTAAAACAAATTCATGATAATTCAAATAGTAAGTCTACACAAATTGATGCATTAATTAAGCAATTAGCAGGGTTTATTAAAAATCCTGACGATGCGTCATTATTAGTACCTCTATTAGCTGAATATATCGAAGTGTCAGTTAAGAACGATGACCAATTAATTAAAATGGCTGGTATCATACAAAGATTTGCAAAGGGAGCAGCAACTACTGATGATTCCAATGCTGGAACTTTATCCGAAGCAGAAAAGGAAGAAATTCGTAAAAATGCAAAGGATATATCCAAAGGTAAAATAATAAAGATGGAGGCGGGTTAATGTTTAAAACAGGCGAGGTGGTTGAAACCGCGAAGGCTTATAAAACTAAACAACGAGACGAATACAATAACTTATTATATGATGGCTCAATTCAAGTACGTGTCGGGAGTAATGACGACTCCTTGGCCCAAATTCGTACTGTATGGGCTGCACCTGCTGTATTTAATAAAAAAATGCCACTAATAGGAGAGCAGGTATTAATATTTACATCACCTGGAACAGAAGTGTCAAATGCTGATGAAAAGATGGATAGGTGGTATTACATGAATTCATACAATAGTGTTGACGATGTGACATTACACAACTTTCCAAAATTTTGGAAACGTAGTGTTCATGCAAAGGGATCTAGAACATCGTCTCCAGGACTAAACGATAAAGGTGAAGTAGGTTATACAATATCTAAATCAGTTGTAGGTGCTAAAAAATTACAACCATTTGAAGGTGATGATTTATGGGAAGGTAGATTTGGACAATCAATTAGATTTACTCGACACCTAACTGGAGAAAATTCTCCAGGTATCAATATTTATGAAAAACAGCCTACGTGGGATGGTTCTACTGCAAATGATCCATTACTTATTATGCGTGTAAATAATACGCAAACAGGTGAAGGATATGCTATTGAAGATTTAAGCGACGATGCAGCTAGTATTTATTTAGCATCTAACCATAAATTGCCTAAATTACAAGTTGGCTTTAGAAAAAACTTAGACGCAATTAAAATACCTAATTACAGTAACAGCCCACAGCTAGTATTAGATTCGTCTAGGATAGTTATTAATGCGAGTACAGATAAAGCATTTTTGATTGGTAAGACTCAAACAGTTATTACTGCAGAAAAGGTGCTCATGCAATCTAAAAAACATAAGGTTGATTTAGATGACTTAATGGAATGGATAAATTCATTGGCGGCGGAATTATTTAAATTGACTACAGCCCAAGCAGTTTTCACATCATTCACGGGTCCAACAGGCCCAGCTACGAATTCTGGGGCGGTAACAAAAATTCATAAGGCTGATTTCGTGTCCAAATTTAAAGTTCCTTAATATTTATAGTAAATAATAAAACATAATGAAAAAACAAGAATTACGCACAATTGGAAAATTGATAGAGGCTATTGTTAAAAAAGAAGTAATAGCAGCTACAAAGCCATTATTGGCAGAAATTACAAGGCTCAACCAAATAACTACTGAGCAGAATTCGATAGTTGGTCAACTAATCGTCGATCAAACGAATACGATAGAAGCTAAATCAGATCCGTTACAGAATGTATTACAGGGAGGATACGGTGATCAAATTGTGGAATCACAATCTAATAGCTCAAACAACTACTATGCTGATAAAGCGGCTACTGGCGCTAAGTCACCATTATATGATATTTTATCTAATACTACACCATTAGAAGAACATAACCAATCTAATTCAGCACAATCAGTATTAGATATTCCTGCTACTCAATTAGACGAGATGGATACTCCAGCAGCTAAAATGTTAAAAAATGTATTAGACCCAGAAAAGTTGAAAAGGACATTAGGTATAATGGAACGAGCAGCAGGAGTTCATAAAAATTCATCAGCAAATAAAGTTGGGGTGTAATTGAGAATTAATAGCAAAATATATCCAGCGGATTTTAATAAGCCATTTGGTACACTTGGACTAAAGTTGCCTATGAATGCACTGACGTCAGATAATGTAGCGGGAGTGTTTAATATGTCATATACTACGGAAGAACAAGCAGTTAGTAATTATGTTAATTTACTTATGACTAAAAGTGGTGAACGTTATATGCAACCCAATTTCGGTGTTGGTTTATGGTATTATATATTTGAATCAAATACTGCAAGTCAACGTATAATGTTGAAAAACGATATTGAACTTCAGTCTGACAGATGGCTGCCTTATATAACAAATTATGATATCCAAGTAAACAATGGTGAAGACGTGGGCGATCAAGGACATGGGTTGAATATTAAAATTGAATTTTCTGTTACAGAATACGGAGCAAATCGAACAATGACATTGTTCACAGGAGCAGAACGCTCCTTAAATATAGAAATTACATAATGGCACGAACATCATTGACAGATAAAATTAATCGTAATGTTAGTTACACGAACAAGGATTTTGGTGAACTGAGAAGATCATTAATAAATCACGCTAAAAATTATTTCCCAACCACATACAGCGATTTTAACGAATCAAGTCCTGGTATGATGATGATTGAGCAAGCGGCATATGTTGGTGATGTATTAAACTTTTACGCTGATACACAATTACAAGAGTCATTTTTATATACAGTTAATGAAAAGATAAACTTATATAATTTAGCTCAAGGTATGGGATATAAACCTAAAACATTAGTCCCAGCACAAGTCGAAGTAGATGTTATGCATCTTGTCCCAGCTATAGGATCAGGAACAGAGACAAAGCCAGATTTTAATTATGCATTGATTATAAACGATAATATGCAAGTATCATCAGAAGATGGTGTAGTATTTAGAACAGTGAGTCCTATTAATTTTAAATATAGTAGTAGTTTAGATCCAACTGAAGTAAATGTTTACTCCGTATTACCAGACGGGACAGTTGAATATTATATTTTGAAAAAATGCGCTAAAGCAGTCGAAGGTGAGTTATTAACTACAACATATACATTTACAGATCCTAAAGTATATGATAAAATTGTTATACAAGATAGTGATGTCAGTGAAATTGTAAGCATCACAGACTCAGACGGTGAAAATTGGTATGAAGTTCCATATTTAGCTCAAGACTTAGTCCCAACGTCAGTGCGTAATGTACCATTCAACGATCCTGAATTAGCACAATACGGAGACTCGACGCCATACTTATTGTGTTATAATCAGACTGAACGGAGATTTGTAACTAGATTGCGTAAGGATGAATTATTAGAAATACAATTCGGAGCAGGATTAGGACAGGAAGCGGACGAAGAGATATTACCTAATCCGTATAATGTTGCAATTGGTTTAGATTATTTTAGAAGAGTTGAGGATGTGAGTATAGATCCTATGAATTTCCTATATACTAAGACTTATGGACGAGCACCTGGTGATACAACATTAACAGTGGCGTATACAAAATCATCAGGACTTAAAGGTAATGTTAAAAGTAATACAATTAATTCTGTAGACACTATTGACATCGTTAATCCAATCGAGAATGTAAACTCTACAGTATTTCAATCAATTATAGATAGTGTTACAGTAAATAATCCTCAAGCAGCATATGGCGGATTGAATAAAAAGGAACTTGATGTAATTAGAGAAGAGGCGATGTCACATTTTGCAGCTCAAAATAGAGCAGTGACAAAGGAGGATTATATATTAAGATGTTATACAATGCCTGATAGATTTGGCGCAATCGCCAAGGCATATGTTGAACAAGATTTACAAATAAGCAAATGGAATGATAAAGATGTTATACCTAATCCATATGCATTAAATTTATATATACTAACTTATAACGGATCTGGACAATTTGTTCCTGCAAATATTGCAATCAAGGAAAATTTGAGACAATATTTACGACAATATAGATTGATGACTGATGCGATAAATATTAAAGATCCATTCATCATCAATATTGGTGTTAACTATGAAATAATAACTAGACCAGATTCAAATAGCCATGAAGTTCTATTGAGGTGTAATAATAGGTTAAT